TACAAAATGTATGAGGGTGAAGATGAGATAGGGTCAGAGATAACAGACCTTCGTAAAGTCATGCGATATGCAGAGATGCGTATAGAACAACTCGACAGAATCATGAAAGATTATATCTAATGGGTAAATTTAAGAAAATACAAACAGAAATTGATGAAATCATAAGGCTAACGTACATGCTAGGTGACTTCTGCACTTCAAAAAGATTCACAGAAATTGTGTATTCTAAATGTTTAGATGCAAATATCAACAGTGAGTACATGAATTACGCTAACAAAAAGATATCGGAGGCACTATATGAATTGGATTAGCAAAGTAGCAGAAAAACTGCGTAGACGAGTAAACATTAATGCAACAGTTCGTGAACTGCATATGTTAAATGACTATCAGCTTAAAGATTTAGGCATAATGCGTGGTCAAATTGACAGTGTAGCTAGAGGAATCATAGATTTTCACAGATTAGTCCGAGATAAATCAGAAGAAGAGCAAGTAGAAAACATTCTAAGCTCCCCTGAAGAAACTTCTGAGGGTCTGAGTGGGTTCAAGGACATACAAGGGTCAAGGGATAAGGTATAAATCATGTGGATACTAATGTGGATGCAATTATTATCAGGATTGCAAGTAGAACACTACCAATTAGGGTCTTACACAGAGAGAGATGAGTGTAAGAAGGCAGAATCTCGTGCTCAAGTAATGAAACAGAACAATGGAACAGCTATCTTTTGTGTAAAGGTAGATATAGAAAGGTTTTTAGATGATAATCGCAACGTATATTGATCATATGGGGAGTGACCTTTCAGTAGTTAATGCTGCAAGAGTTAGTTTCGGTAAGAAAAGTGAGTGGAATCCCGATTGGCGTGAAGATGAATACACTGAGCTATTACCTAAAGATAACAAGCTTATCAATTACTTAGCTAAACACAAACATATATCTCCTTTTGGTCACTGCTTCGCAAGCTTTCACATTAAGGCTCCAATCTTTGTAGCTAGGCAACTAGTGAAGCATAAGTTTCTACGTTGGAATGAGATCAGTCGTAGATATGTAGACAGTGAGCCTGAGTTCTATGAGCCTAGTGAGTGGCGTGGTAGAGCAGAAGATAAGAAGCAGGGCAGTGATGGTGTAGTAAAGGTTGGAAAGATAGGTGACATTAGCTTAACTAATAAGGCTCTTTATAACAGCTTGCTTGATAGAGGAGTATGCCCAGAGCAAGCCCGTATGGTACTACCTCAGTCTACTATGACTGAATGGTACTGGAGTGGTAGCCTTGATGCCTTTGCTGACATGTGTAACCTTAGGTGTTCAGGTGACACACAACTAGAAACTAGACGAGTAGCAAATCAGATATGCAAAACTATGAATAAACTATTCCCTGTATCTTGGTTTGCATTGAGGCTAAACAAATGAGTATGTCTGGGGAAATAGAAAATGTACAACGTGAGATCAACAAGAAAGAAGAAGCGTTGTACAAGTTAGCCAAAGAAATAACTAAATTAGAACAAAGAGAAGAGGAGTTACTAAAACATGTACGAGATATATAGCGTAGCCAACTGCCCGTTTTGCTTAAAGGCTAAAGATCTTATAAGGGAGACTGGTAAAGGTTTCACAGAATACGCTATTGATTTAAAACCTGAAATGCATAAGAACATAATGAAGAAATCTTTGATGAACACTGTACCTATCGTATACTATAAGGACGAACTAATAGGTGGGTACAATGACTTAAAGATGTACTTAAACAAATAAAGAAAGGACGCATGATGCGCCTATGTTATGATATAGAATGTAATGGTCTTACTCCAGACACTATCTGGATGATCGTTGCACAGAACCTAGACACTAATCAAATCTATAAGTTCTCTGATCACGATAACCTACATGGTTCTATCGCTGATGGTGCTGCACTATTGCAGAACGCAGAGCTTCTAGTAGGCCATAACATCATAGGTTTCGACAATGTGGTGATGGACAAACTATGTGGCACTACACTCAATGAGAAACGCTTACATGATACGTGGGTAATGTCTCAGGTGTTGAGGTACAAGCGTAACCATCGTCATGGTCTAGCAGGTTGGGGTGAGAACCTTGGCAACAGCAAAATAACCTATGAAGATGGATGGGATGCATACTCAAGAGAGATGCTCCGTTACTGTGTACAAGACGTTAAAGTTAATGTCGATGTCTACTACAAACTCTTAGAAGAATACAAGAAAGTTTCTGCTTACAACCCTAAGATTAAATTGGGTATGAAAGCTGAACATGAGACAGCCAAGTTCAATGCATTCTGCAAGAACAAGGGCTGGTACTTTGACATGGAGGAGGCTAAGGAATTACTGGGTACTATGCAACAACGCATGGCTGAAATCTCTAACACTATAGAACCCCAGATGGGTACTAAGGTTGTGTTCATAGATAAAGAACCTAAAACTCCTAAGTATAAAAAGAATGGTACATACACCGCGACAACTGCCAAGCTGCTTAGTGAATATTTTGAAACGAAAGTCGGCATCGAAGACACACATCTCGCAGGGCCAGAGTTTTGTTTCCAACGAACTACTAAGGAACAAGCTAAACTTGGATCGCAAGAAGCGGTCAAGGATTGGTTGGGAACAATCGGATGGAAACCCGATGAGTACAACAGAAAGAAAGTAGGACGCGAGTGGATTACTACTGGCCCTAAACTTACAACATCATCACTATCTAAACTTGGTGAGCTTGGCCTTATGGTAGATGAGTACTATGTACTACGTCACAAGGCTTCTCTTATGGAAGGTTGGGTAGAACGAGTGGAGATTACAGATGATAAGAGACTTCATGGTAATATGTGGACTATTGGCACTCCTACCTTTAGAGTACGTCACGAAGTTATTGCTAACCTTCCGGGAATTGAAACACCTTGGGGTAAAGAAATTCGTGGTATGCTTAAGCCTGATCCGGGAACGGTGATAGTAGGAGCTGACTCAGCTGGCAATCAATTGCGTGGCCTGTGTCACTACGTTGGTAACGATGAGTTCACTAAGGAAGTACGCTATGGTGACCAACACCAGCGTAATGCAGATGCACTAGGATGTAGTAGAGGTGTAGCCAAGGGCTATCTTTACGCTTATCTATTTGGTGCAGGTGATGCCAAGTTGGGTCAAGTACTGACAGGTAAAGCCAACACTGAGGCAGGTAGAAAGTCTCGTGCTAATTTCTCTAAGGGCATCAAAGGTTTGGAAGAACTCAAGAAGAAACTTATAAATATCTGGAACAAAACATCTAACCTACAAGGTGATGGATGGTTCCCAGCTCTTGATGGACGCCCTGTCTTCTGTGCTTCTGGGCATCAGACACTGAACTACTTACTCCAAGCTGCTGAAGGTGTGACCTGTAAGGCTGCACTAATGTGGGCATGGGATAAGATTAAAGAAGAGAAGCTACGTGCCGAACCTCGTCTGTTCTACCATGATGAGATGGCATTTCAATCACACCCTGATGACGCTAAACGTGTTGGGGAAATACTAAAAGAATCATTTGCCGCTGGTCCAGAACTCTTTGGAGTAACATGTATGGATGGTGGTGATTATGTAATAGGAGCAAGTTACGCAGATGTTCACTGATAATGCAGTAATACTTGTAGACTCGGATTCAATATACTTCCGAATGGCATGTGTCACAAAGAAACAAAAGGATATCCGAGTAGGTATCGACAATACTATGAGAGAGATCAGACAAAATTGTGGGTCTGATAAGTTACTTGTAGCAATCAAAGGGAGAGGTAATTTCCGAAAGGAGATCTACCCCTCCTACAAATCAACAAGGAAGGAACTTGATGCAGATGTCAAGAAAGCATTAAACTATGGACATGATTTCATGGTGGATAAGTATGGCGCTGTCATGGCTGACGATATGGAAGCTGATGATCTTGTTAGTATTTGGGCTAGTGAGTGCCGAGATTCTGATAGGGACTATACAGTGGCTGGGATCGACAAGGATCTTTTGCAAATCCCAGGAACCCACTACAACTTTGTCAAGAAAGAAATCCAACAGATTTCTGAAGACACTGCTAACCTTAAGCTTATGTTGCAATGTCTTACTGGTGATCGGTCTGATAACATTCCGGGAATCAAAGGAATTGGCCCTAAGAAAGCAGAGAAGCTTTTATCTGGAGTACCTATGCAACGCAGGTGGAATAGGGTGCGAGCTGCTTGGCGAGCAAACAAAGCGGGTGATCCAGACATTGCCAAGCGTCTATTAACAATGATAACATCTTGGGAAGAATTAGATGACATTAAGAAACAAATTGAAGAGCATAAGTCGAAAAAGCAAACGTCAATTCATAGGGATGATCAAGACTGACATCGGATGCACTGACTGTGGGTATAGTACACACCCAGAAGCACTTGCTTTTGATCACCTACCAAAGTATGAGAAGTCACACGATGTATCTCGTATGATCTCTTGGGATATGGATATAGGTATAATACTAGAAGAAGTTGTTAAGACAGAGGTAGTGTGTCACAATTGCCATGCTGTTAGAACAGCAAGGAGAAGGAATGGAAACACTATTTCAAATGAAACCACTGTCTGCAAATCGAATGTTCGTTCGGAAGAACAAGACAACATTCAAGACAGCTGATTACAAAAGGTTTCAAGAAGACATGGCATTGATCTTGATGGGAGAAACATGGACCTTTAAAGATAGACCTGTCCTATTCATTGTTTATGCTGGGTTATCTAACAGAGCCTCTGACTTAGACAATGTAATTAAACCTTTACTAGATACATACCAAAATATATTCGAGGAGTTCAATGATAAAACAGTACAAGGAATTATCCTCCAACGCGACAGAG